GTTCAGAGTGAAAACAAGTCGTTGCACGGTTTCATGCAACGATACAACGAACCAAAATGATTACCATTTCACAGCGAAATACAACGAACGCAAACTACAGTCCACTATACCATACAATAAAATTCGTGTCAAAATGTTGTTGACAAATATGCAACGTTATGTTATACTAGTGCGTAGCACGAGAACAAGAAACGAAAGGAGAAACAATGCAAGGAACTTACTACGAAACAGACAGGGTTTTTACGCTATTAATCTTACTGATTCTTGGCGTCATTCTCTACGCTTCGTATCGGCGCGACGTAAAGCGCGCACAATCTGCACGTCGTTCTCGCGCGAAAAGTCAACTCAAAAATCGGAAAGAAAGGTACGGTGTAAAATAATGGCACCTTTTGCATGGATGGTTAGAGCGGAAACCGAAGTCGAAGAGATGAAGTTTCCTAAGCAGATATCGCTTCACAAAGTCACTGACGACGAGATACGCGATTTGATTCGTCGTGAATGTGACGAACACAACGTGAATCTTGAAGCCAATTTTATCTTCAATCTCACGTTCATTGCTATGGACGAAAACGACAACTCATATGTTGAGTCACTTTCCCCATTTGATTTTTGGCCTATTAAACCTATGGGTTTGTACGCCGAAAATAAAGACAAGTTTCGTGTAACGAAAGGTGGTGGAAAATAACGGAATGGCGAGAACCTCAATATCGCGTACAGTAGTCAAAACGATTTGTGATGCAAAAGTCATTGACGAAAACAACGACATTGTTAAGCAAGAAATTGTACTGTACGGAGACTACGACGAAAATACCGCTCAAAGGGCAGCAAGAAAGATGCTTGAAAATGAGCGCATTTTAGTCGAGTCTGTAAAGCACGAAAGTTTTTACGGCACTATGTCATTGGAAGATTTTGCAAACAATTGCAAGAAAAAGAACCGAAAGGAATGGTAACAAAAATGGCTAACGAAATCATGGCAGTAAACGAGAACAACACGCTTGCTACTTCTGAGAACAGCGCAGACTTCGAGATTCCGCGCGGTTATATCTGCACAGTTGACATTACAACTATGGACGGCAAACTTGACGTAATGAATGCACTCAATGGCTCGACCGCGCTTGCAGAGCATGAAGGCGAGACGCTTTTGGTCAAGAATGTAGTGACAACTCAGGGCGTGCGTTCTCGCACTGGCGAAGCCTGCACGAATACGCACCTACTTTTGGCAGACGGAACGACGCTGTTTTCGCAGTCTGACGGTGTGAAGCGTTCGGTCGAGGTTCTTGTTGCGCTTTTCACGCACAACGGCGTGTGCGATTTTGGCAACGGTATTCCCGTCAAGCTAGTAAGCCAGAAACTCAACAACGGAAACACGCTAAAGACTTTGGTTCCCGTTCGCGACTAGTATTCTAGCGCCATATTTTCTCTGGGCGCATGGGGTTAACGCTTCATGCGCCCTTTTTTATCTTGAAAGGAGCAACAATGGCAATACCTAAACGCATACGCACAAACGTTGCCAGAAACATACGTAGGCAGCTAGAGAGACGTATTGCGAGAACGGAGAAGATTAAAGATAACGCAAAAAGTGTATTTCTAAAGCAGTCCTATGAAAAGAAAATAGAGCGTCTACAAGAAGCTAAGCAAGCTACATACGCAACATATAAAACTGACGCAGGAAAACGCGCAATAAAATCCGACGAACAAATAACTAGAGGATTGCAAGCTGCGGCGCAAGAACTTTCACGCTCAAGATATCTCACAGAAAGAGGATTACGAAACATGGCTTCAACACAGATGCAGCTTAATGCGGCAAGTGTCGGAGCCGAAAGTACGATGACGCAAGCCGAAGCAAAGATATTCTTTAAGGCTACGCAAAAAGCGTGGCAAAGAGAGGGAGTTTCTGTAAAGGAAAGAATACCAGCAATAATGGAGTATTACGGATACGAGAATCTCTCTGAACTTGTATCCGATATTCTAACGCTAAATCAAGAAGCGGTAAGGAGAAGCGAACTAACATACAAAGAAAAGCTAACAAAGGAGCAAGAGGAAAGTCTAGCTAATGAACAGGACGTGAAAGAAGCACAACAGTCCCCAGACACATATTTAAAGGAAGTAATTGCAATGCCAGACCCAAGCGGTTTAGAGGAATTGGAAAAGGCAGAGTAAACCATGAAACGTCCCGAGTACACAATTGTTTCGGTTTACGACACCGAGACGTGTAACATAGGAAATGACGAAACTGCACGCGCATTTCCAATACTGTTTATTGACAACGATATTCGAGACGTGGACTTGTACAATTATGAACCCGACATTAACGACAAGGTTAGATTCTACAGACATGAGCAAGAAATGCAGAGCAGAATTGACGAGTATATTGAGTGGGGCTTGATAGTAGGAAAAATACCAATCATTTGTGCATACAATTTAATGTTCGACTTACAACCACTAATGGAGGACTTAAATGCCAGATATGAAATTCGCGCCAACGCACAGTCGTCAACTAACGTCTATACGCTTGACCTTTACAGTGACGGAAAGGAAGTCCTTAGATTCTGGGACACCTACCACCTCGAAATGCGTGGTCTGGCGGCTATGGGTGAAACGTGCGGGATTGAAAAAGCAAAAGGCGACTGGAATTACGACCTCATACGCACACCAGAAACCCCCCTCACGGATTTGGAGTTGTTTTACGCGAAAAGAGATGTGCAAGTTATACCTGCCTATTTGCGCTACCTACTCCATGCTAACGAATGGATGCAACAAAGCGACCTTGGATTTAGAGTTTTAACAAAGACCTCAATTGTACGACAAATGGCACGGCATGAAATAGAGCAATTGACAGTACCGAAGGCAGACGGAAAACGATTGCAGTTAAGGAACGCATTTATGCGACTCTGCAAGAAGGAGCTACCGACTTCCTATAACAGGTACGCACTTCGCAAGGCTTGTTTTCGTGGCGGTTTTACGTTCACGGCCGCAGCGTATTCCATGACGGTTCAACACAACGTAGTTTCGGCTGACGTCACGAGTATGCACCACACGTTTATAAACGGACGATATGTGCCACAAGATTTTAAGTACAAATATCCGTCTAGGGCTTATGAACTTTTTGACGAGGTTCTAAATACATCTATGGACTACATCTTGGAACACTATGCTAAACCTTTTCGCGTAGCGTTTCATGCAAGAATAAGGCTTACAACTGTAAGACTCAAAAAAGGAACGTGTTTTGAAGAGTGGGGAATTGCGTTAGAGCCCAGCTCAAAATTCAAAAAGAAAGTAGAGAGCGGAATTGATATCGGAAATGACCCAGCGGCTACGGCCGCAGAAAATGAGGTAAGGGCTAACGGCTGGGTTGACCAATTCGAGACAGCGACTTTCGCATTCGGAAAACTATATGAAGCAAGCGAGATAATAATACACGTAAACGAACTGGAATTGTGGTGCCTGAGCAGGGTTTACGAATGGGACACTTTGGAGTATATATATGGTGAGTTCACGACCAGCTTCAAGCTACCACCAGACTTTGTGACGCTACAGAGCAACAAGTTATTCGAGCAGAAAAGCGAAGCAAAGTACATTGCCTTTCATTACAAGAAGGGAGTACCATATACGGAACCATTCAAGCAGATACCAGACGGCATTGCGGCGCAGCTAAGAGCGGGAACGCTTGAGCCACAGTTTTTCGAGTCGTGGTATTCCAGCACGGTAAAAGGTATGTTCAACGGCATTTACGGAACGCAGGCTCAGGACGTTTTTAAGCCACAATACAAGTGCGAGGAAGGAAGGCTGATTGTAGACGAGGAAACAATAACGACACCAGAGAACTACGAAAGTAAGATACCAAAGGGATGCAGAGTTTTGTACACATACGGAATGCGGATTGTCGGCGGCTCTAGGATGCACATGATTATCGCTATGGAATTGTTACACAAGAAGTTAGGAAAGAGGGCGTGGGTTTTGGGTGGCGATACAGACTCGATGAAGATAGCGTGTGACGAGGACGTTACCGACGATGAAATATCAAGCGCATTAGAACCAATAGCAGTTGCGTCAACAAAAGCGATACATCTTTGCATGGAAAGGCTACGAAAAAACTTTCCAGAAATGGCGTCGGGATTGAACGGCATAGGCGGCTTCGAGATTGAGAACGCAGGCCACCACTATGAAACTCATTACGAGATGTGGAACAAAGCTAGGGTATCTTGGGACGGCAAACATGTACACGTAACATGTGCTGGATTGCCACGCCCATTAGGAATGTACCATATAGAGACGTATTTGGAGGAATTAATAAATGCAGGAAATGACACGGGAACAGTATTCCAAAAAGTGCTTGGATTCGATACGTTTGTATCTCATGATATATCACACAGTCTCGAACACAAAAAACCCAAACCTGATTCTGTATTCGATTCATATGTTACCGACTATCTCGGAAAGAAGAGCCATGTTCTCGCTCACGAGTCTACCGCGCTTTATCCAGCAGGAAGATGGCTCGGAGAAACACTCAAACAAACTAACCGACTTTCAGTTGCGTATCTTAACGAACATTACAATAGGCGCGTGGAAACTCGCACGCGTTACCTGCAAAAGAGCAGCGAAACAGGCAGGGCTGAATTACTCCGAGACGGTGCGCGCGGAATCGAAACAATATTGGAAGGATAAAAATGGACATAATTTGTAAGTGGCAATGCTATGCAATGAAACAACTTGTTTGCCTACTGTTCAGAGGAAAGACCTCAAACGTTAAATGCCTATACTGCAAATGGAGAGAAGAGTACAATGATTAAAGCTGACGAACTGGTATGCCCTTACATCAACAAGCTAAAGGCAGAATTTTACGGAACACTTTATTATTGCGATTTTGACGGAATGGAATTTGACTCCATGAACGCACATTGCAAGGGTTGCGAGATATACGAGAACCTAATGAAAAAAGCAAAGCGGATGTTTAGGGAGGATTGTAATGGCTGATTATTACGACTGGCACAAGACACTTTCCTACGACGCAGACGTGACTATGGTTATCGGCGCCCGTGGTGTCGGCAAGACGTTTGGCATTCGGACGCAATGTATACGCGACTGGATTCGAGACGGTTCTAGGTTCGTGGAAGTGGTACGATACAAGAACGAACTTTCTGGCGTGTCTGACGGATACTTCAATCGAACGGGAGACCAGAAGGAATTTGACGACTACATTTTCAGAACGGACGCGAGGTACGCTTGGATTGCAAAAAGACCGATAGAAACTGAGGACAAAGAGAGGAAGCTAAAACCAGAATGGCATTTGATAGGTTATTTTATTGCGCTATCTGATGCGCAGAGAATGAAAAAGAGGACGTTCGACCATGTTCGCAGAATTATTTTCGATGAATCTATTTTGGAGAAATCTGACCGTTATCATAATTATCTTCCTAACGAATTTGGGGTGCTGGCTAATCTTGTCGATACGGTTTCCAGAGAAAGAGCGGACACGGAAGGTCTTAGACCTCGCGTGTATTTGCTTGGTAACGCTTGTGATTTGGCTAATCCTTATTTTGCGGCTTACAAGGTGGGAACTGATTTAAAGTTTGGATACCGTTGGTACGCGCAAAAGACATTCCTATTGCACTACGTGGACGCAGGAGAATACGCGACGGAAAAGCTAGAGGGAACCGTAGCGGGAAGGATGATGCGAGGAACCAACGCGGCAAAGGTGGCAGTTTCCAACGAGTTTGTCGGTGTGGGAAAGGAGTTCGTAAAGAGAAAACCATCACGCGCGAAATTCTACTTCGGAATAAAGTGCGAGGGAAAGACTTTTGGCGTGTGGTGCGACTTGAAGGGAGGTTTGTACTACGTAACCAACAAGCTGCCGAAGGACGCAGAAAGGGAGGAATCTGGGAGAACGATTTTCGCGCTTACGGCAGCGGACAACAAGGTGAACTACATCGCCGCCAAAAGGGCAGACAAAACTCTATCGTATTTTGCGGAGATGTATTACCTCAACTTGGTACGATACGACAGCGTACAGACAAAGGCCGATTTTATGAACGTACTTTCTATGTTTGGGATAAGGTGATTTGTAATGTATCTAACAGACCTTTTGTTCACACTTTCGCCAGGCGTTTTCGTGCGCATAAAATTCGACGGAAATCCTAACCCATTCTGCTTCATAACTGGACCGGCAAACACGGCACATAAAATCGTTGAGCTGATAGACACAGACAGGGGAGAGTCCAAGGTTTACGAAATAAACCCGCTATGGCACGCGCAGGAGCTTTACATCAAATGCACGTAGTAATATAATGGTCTTATGCGGAACCATTCGGCGGCGCAAGTAGTGGCAGTGCGAGATTCGGCGCTTGGATGCGGCGCACGCCACGGGACAACGCAAAAATCCTTTTAGTGCCACGTATGGAATCACCGCATATGCTAGAATAGGGGTAACCACACTAGAATGTAGTGGTTGCCCCGTTTTTTGTTTCACAACGAAAGGATACAAACATGGACGAGGACGAGTACAAGGACGCAAGCGAGGAAATGAACGAGGAAAACGATGCACGAGAGGAGGACATTGTAGAGGACACGGATGCAGATACCAAAGACGTTGTCGAGAATGACGACGCAAATGAGAGCGAAGTATTGCGACGCCTTGACGTACTGGAAACCACTCTCGGAAGGATTCAGGGAGGAATCGACGCATTGCGAGAAGCGCAAAGTGTCATGGTGGAAAACGGCGCAACAATAATCGACGATACCGAGGACGAGAGTATCGACCTTGGAATAGACGATTATGCAACTCCCGCAGAACTCGATTTGATGCTTTAGATTAGAAAGGATTTTTAAAAAATGGCAACCGACAACCATACCATACTTCACAACATCTGGCTTAACGGGACTAACGACTTCCAACAGAGAATCCCAGAGCCTACGCAGACGAATATCGCTCAGGTAGTCGAGACGCTCTTCGACCCCATGAACAAGAACTATTACAATCAATTCATGGACGCGCTGGTAATGCGCATCGGTGATACGTTCGTTCATCAACAGTCTTTCAAGAACCCACTCGCGGTGTTCAAGAAGTCGCGCATGATGTACGGAAACACGCTTCAGGAAATTATCCCTAAGTGGATTCGCGCCCACAGCTACGTAGACGACGCCGAAGACGTGTTCAAAATGGCGCGCCCAGACGCTATGACTTGGTATCACTCGCAAAATCGTCGCGACAGGTACGACATAACCATCAATCGACAGGAGCTACGTACTGCGTTCACGGATTCAATGGGTCTTAATCGACTCGTCGCAAGCATTATGGACGTTCCCATGAACAGCGACGAATACGACGAGTACAGAATCATGCTACAACTGATTGCGGAATACAATCGTCATTGGGGCTTCTTCAAGCACGCGCTTTCCGCAGCGCCTACCGACGAGGCAACGGGCAAGGAGTTCTTGTACGCACTTCGCAGCTACGCAAAGAAGCTCACTTTTCCGACTACCACCTACAACAATGGAGCCATAGAGGACGTGCCGATTTTCGTAAAGCCGAATGAGCTTGTCATTTTCATGACGCCAGAGACGAGTGCCGCGATTGACGTTTATACCCTCGCTGGAGTGTTCCAACTTGACAAGGCGGATATCGAGCAGCGTATCGTAATCGTAGACGAATTCCCAATTCCCAACGACGAATGCGTTGCGCTTCTTACCACCGAGGACTTCTTTATGTGCAAGGACACGGAATACGAGACGACTTCAATCTACAATCCGAAGACGCTTTCCACCAATTATTTCCTGCACCATTGGGGCATCTATTCTGTTTCGCCTTTCGTACCCGCAATTATGTTCACCGCTGGTGGTAATTCCACGGCCATTACCACGGTTAAGCAGACGGTAACGGGAATCGAGCTTACACCTGCAACGGCTGATGTGGCAGCAGGTGACGAGGTAGAGCTCACCATAAAGCTGACGGGAACCCTCGACCCGAACACTGACCCGTTCGTTAAGGTAGCGCCCGACGCGGCAATCTTTGACGTTACGGTTACGCGAGACGGTGCGGGAATCAACTCGCCGAGGACTCGCGTTGACGAGTACGGAATACTGCACGTTTCCAAGGCACTTCAGGCGAATGACGTTATCACGGTAATTGCGACTGCTACCTATACTAACCCGTCTGGAACAACTACTACGTACACCGATTCTGGAACCTATACCGTTAAGTAATTCTTAGTACGTAGAAGTTTATCTTATGGGCGTCGCGTTTCCATGGGACGCGGCGCCCTTTTTAGAAGGGAGAACAATTGAACTTCCCGCATCTTAAAGACACCTCGTTTCCAGACTTGAGAACGGCCGACGTATACCAATTCCAAAATACGTTCGACTATACGAGGTGGACAGAGGACACAAAAGTAAAGCTAGTAAACGTCATCTGGAATAGTGACTACTCGGATGTTGTGAAATTCGACACGAATAACGACCGTGATAGATACTTCGACACCATCGACGATTTTTATGCGATAGAACTGACGCAGGCGGCACGTATCGTTCCACAGAACTTTGTGAAGCTACCAATTCCCTACGACGTTATGGCACGTTATAACTACCTATTCATAGACATGCCGATTGCCACTAGCGCGGATGCGCCTATTGACTACGAGACTGGATATGGAATTAGGCGCTGGTATTTCTTTGTTGACGATATCGCGTATCAATCGCCGAATACGACGCAAGTGTTTTTGTCGCTTGACGTGTGGACGAACTTTCAGAATGAAATTGAAATCAATTACATGATGCTGGAAAGAGGACACGCGCCAGTAGCATACAGTGACACGGAGGAATATCTGGAAAATCCAGTCGAAAACAACAGGTATCTTTTGGCACCAGACGTGAACTTTGACAACGCCTCAATTACTCGCTCAAGTGATTACATTCCTTTTGGCAACGGAAAGAAGTACGTATGCGTAGCATCAACATGCGCACCAGAGCAGATAGCAAGTCTCGGAACTGTATATGCGGACTCGGATTATAACCCAACTGGCACGATAACCTACAGCGACGTCCAGGCACGTTACGGACACCAATTGCAGGTTAACGGATTCAGTGTTGGAAACGGACGTAATTATATCAACGCAAGAACAATGGCTAAGGCAGGCGCAAGCAACGACAATTTGATTGCCAACAATCTTAGCGTTTACGCGATAGCGGCAAACGAATGCTACGGAAACGGAACTTTCTTTGCGGATGTGATACGGGAATGCCCGCAATTCCTAAACACAGTTGAAGCGTGCTTTGTTGTTGACGAAAACTGCATAACTCTAGGGACGCCTTACAACATAGCAGGTCACATGGTTAGGAAGTGCGTTGGAACCAAGCGTAATTTACTATCGAAACAGCTACAGAAAACCGACTTCAAATATCCCACGGAACTGCAAAGGTTCGCCAAACTGTACACTAGTCCCTATGCGGTGCTCGAAGTAACAGACAACGACGGAACGACTTTTAACATAAACATAGAGGAAACTTCCACAGTAGAAGTAAAAAGCGTTGTATCCGTTGCATTCCCATACATAGACTATCGCGTATATCTGGACGGAATCGGTGGCGTTGGCTCTACGTCGTATTCTTGGGTAGACTTGGCGAACCAAAGTCACAGCAGAGAAATAAGCGATTCGGACTGGTTCAAATACTGCTTCGATTGGGAGATACCTACATTCGCGCTATACATGGATGGAGAGACAGCATTTCAGTTGTCTAACTTCAATCGCGTAATGGACATGGGAATAAATAACGCTTTGGTTGCATACCATAACGCAATGAGAAGCGCGAACACGGCGAACGCCAATGCGGTAGACGCAGCCGACACCGCATTGGCGAACGTGAACAACAGTACGCAGACGGCCAAGCAAAATGCTTACAATTCCGCGGACACTGGAAAGACGAACGCAGACAACAGCGCAGACACTGGAAAGACAAACGCGGATGCAAGCGCAGATACCATGTACACCAACGTGGACAACACGTGCAATAACAATCGCGCAAATACGGACATAGCGATAGCTACGATTGCAGCGAACGAGGATGAAGCGATTAGTAAGGCAGCTTTGATAACGGTTCAGAGCAACGAACACGCACGCAGCAAGAACACCATTGCGGCCAACATGATGGTTGCCACAACTCAGATAGAAAACGAGACAAGTGCCAGTACCACTGGAAACAGCCAAGTGCAATCAATAGGAACAGGAGCAGTTGGCGGCGTAATTGGCGGTGCATCTATGGGTACGGCTTTGTTGCCAGGAGTCGGAACGGCAGCAGGCGCGGCAATAGGTGCGGCTGGCGGTGCAATTCTAGGTGCGGCTAGTGGCGGAATTACAGCAGCGATTAACGGACAAAATTCAGTAGTTAATATTCAAGCGAATCAAGATACAACAAGTCAAACCATAATAGCTAACAATGATACGGTTGAAGCTGTTGCAGCTTTCTCTGTAGGAATAACAGACGTTCAAAACGACTTAAAGCGAGATGTTTATACTCGTAACAACGAATCAACAGACCAACAATGCGATAACAACAACGCAAACAGTAGGCAAAACGCGGCCAACAGCCGAAACACACAAAAGGCCAACGCAACAAGAACGCGCGATACGGCAAAAGTAAATGCCACAAATACGCAAACGACTTCCAAGACCAACGCAGACAACAACTTTAACACTGATAGAACAAACGCAACGAACACAAGAAACACTACCGTCGCAAACAGTGGCTATACGAGAGATGTTGCCGAACTGAACGCGAAGGAGCTTTTGGAGAACGCGGCAAGAACAGCAATGGCAGCAGTGAAAGACGCCAGAAACGCACAGCCTAAACAGTTGTGTAAGTCTAGCGGAAATCCAGCACCAGACTACATGGAGACGCGCGGCATACAATTGAAGGTAAGAACACAGAGCGATTCTGCCATACGTCAAGCTGGCGACATGTTTGCAAGATATGGTTACGCATTGAACCAGAATTGGGACGTAAAGAGCTCAGGACTAAAACTGATGCGCCATTTCACATACTGGAAATGTGACGATATTTGGGTGGACGATAGACAGTCCTCAAACAATGTCGTTCAGACCTTTATAACCAAGATGTTTCTTAACGGTGTAACTGTTTGGAACAATCCAAATGAGATTGGAAGGGTGAGTATCTATGACAACTGAGAACGTAGAAAATCAAGACAGAAACATAAACCAACTACTGGCGCTCGACACATACCAAGATATGACGGATTCTGAAATAGAAACCATAATCAATTACAAGGTTAATTTACTCGTTAAAGAAGAGCTTAATTCCGAACACATAAAAAGGGAGACGGAAAACGCAAACAAGAAGCTAGACATACTCAGGCAATCTTGTGAGAAGTCGGAGAGTATGCTAAAATCAATATTGAACAGGAAAGTAATATTAAATGGTACGGAGGACTGCAATGAGTAGGCGTGGCGGAAAGAAACGCAGCGAACAGAAACGGAACGCGCCTAATTGCTATGGCATAAGACGGCGTAATGGGATGCACTGGGAAAGTGCTGACCTAAACGAGTCTCTTTATTGGTACTACGTCAACATAATTTCCCAAATAGCAATGGAGCGCTTTCGTTGGCTCAATCTTCCTCATACATGTGACGAACGTTATTTGGAATGGTGTTTGTGCTACGAGGGGGTGGCAACGATAGCATTCCCTAAAAAGCAGCGCGGGACTTTCTACAGCACTCAAGCGGTTACGCAGGGACCGATTAACGTATATGACAATCCCTCAAAATGGCGCAGTTTTGGCAACAACGGATGGAACTTTTATTGTGACAATTCCAACGGTGTTCTTATTTACGATAATGTGACACGTTTTCCAATCATGGAAGGCATACAGCTTTACGCTAACGAATTGACTCACATTCGTATTACGAAAAGAATGAACAGAATGCACCAACAGGTTCCTTGGATATTAAAAGGACCGCAAGAGAAGCGTCAAGACATGGCGAATCTGTACAAGCAAGTCGCAGGCGGAGAACCCGCAATTCTGGCAACGAATGGAATAGAGCAAATAGACTACGAAGCTCTACAAACTGGAGTACCGTATTTGGGCGAGGAATTGGCAGAGGACGAGACGAGCGTTTGGAACCGCATTTACACGATGCTTGGAATCGAGAATCTTCCATTTAAATCTGAGCGCCAAACCGAGGACGAAATTCGAGCACAAAAATCACCCACTTCTCTAATCCTCATGGCAAGCCTAAACGAACGCAGAAAAGCGGCTGACAAACTCAACCGAAGATTCGGACAATATCTTGAGAAGCCGATTGAAGTAGTTTTGCGACAAGACAATCAATCCGAAAACTGGAACTTCGAGCACAATATTAACTCGCAACTTAGGGCGGTGAATTAAATATGCCGTTTGAGGGAATAATTCCAGACGATTGGGATG